TCACCTTCCCATGCCATTGCTCTTAGGGTAGCTGGAGCTGGGTGACTTGATTTAAGTGTAATGTCTACGTTTTTATTCTTTTCATAGACTGGTATAGTTTGTACATGTTCTTCTAAGTATGGAGCATCAGATACTTCATACTCATCTAACTGATTAGATTCATATACATCATCGTAGTCAGCTTTACCTAGACGTTTAAGTTTAGTTTCATATAGACCTACCTTACCAAAGTGGAACTTACATCTGTGTACAATAAGTGAAGAGTTAACATCGGCAAAAGATTTTTCTCCCGAAACTTTAGTAGGATATATTCTAGGAAACTCTACAAGATATTCATAAAGGTATCCTATCTTTAATGTAACTCCTGACCAATCTCCCGGAACTGTAAAGCTAGTTGTACTGGTAGCTGTAGGTTTAGCATATCTAGCCAGTCTAGTTGCATTTGAATTTATATCTATTATAGCTAGATCATAATTAGGTGTAGTAACCTGAGCCATCCAACTTACACTACTAAATGTAGTTAAATTAGTTGTTGCATTATATACACCACCAGAAATATCTGTATGATTATCTAAATGTATAAGATAATTTACATCGTCTTGATTAATACTAGGCTCTTCATCTGACTGTACTAACTTTATAGATTGTAAAAAGTTATCTGTATCTACAAAATAGTAATCATCATTAACAATAAAGTGGTATTTTAATGGGTTATTTAGTTTCCATTTAAACCATGCTTGTTGTTGTTTCTGATCACCTATGGATAAATACCTATAACCATAGACTGTATCTGAGTTGGGCGTAGCATTATCACTTACATATTGCTGACCAAATAAAATTATATTATTCTCTCTAGAGTTAGTTAATAAATCTATATTTTTAGGTAATAATGAAGGTACAAGCTTACTGATTTCTACGACATCAGGTTCCCCTTCTCTTGAAGTATTAGCCATTTCATTGACTCGACTATACTTACCTGAGTTATCAATATATGATATAGTCGTGCCTAATGATATAGGAGGTACATCTTTATTATAGTTGTATGTAGAGACACTACGTAACTTAGCTGTATCTGGGTTTAGTACTGTATCATCAGATGCTAGCAAGAATTGTTGGTTTGTACTAAATACTAAAAGCCCTGCATTAATTTCTATGCCATCAAAAATTTCTGACGGAAACATAGAGGCAGCTGATATATCGATAGGGTCGCTAGCTGATACAGTCAGAGCTGATTCTATAAAGAAGTCAGGTTCTGCAAGTGACCCGGGTCGTGATAGTACGACATTCTCCCCTGCTAATATCGCTAATCTGTTACGAAAGAATAAAACTTTGTTAATACGTTTACCTAAAAATGTAGGCATAGGATTAGTAATTGTATCTCCTACACGTCGATCTGCATACGTAAATTGTTTGATAGTAAATGTAGCTATCTCACTTGATGTATTTTGATTAGCTATAGCTGTTCTCTGTATTACTAACGGCATGTTAGTCAGAGTTTTAGTTATACCCGGTAGAGCACACTCTACCCAAGATCCAGCACCATCTAAATTATTTTCTCCTTGAAATTGGAGATAATAGTCATCTTCATCAGACATTCTAGCGTTAGCTACTTTAACTATATAACCATGTCTACACATGTTAGGTAGTAAAGTAACTTCGTTGATTGTTTTCTGAAAGACTCTCATTAAGTCTTCTTCTACAATTTCAACGTTAAACGGATTACTACTAGATAAATATATACCCGGTCCTATAACTTTAGCAGTAACACCAGATGGTAGTTGTGAAACAATACCAGCCAATATAGTATCAGCTGTGACTGCTGTATCAGCATCAAATGGTGTAGGTGATGGGCGTATTAATCCGTCTCCATTGTTTGTAAGTGTAGCCTTAACAGTTGTAGTTTCTATTTCTGTAACACTAACTTCAATGTAAGCTTGTCCATCAGAGCTATTAGCTGTAGCTGCATGAGCTGGTTCTACACGTATAACATCTCCAACTTCCCAACCTTCTCCACCATGTAGTAAAACAACTTCTAAGTTATAACTACATCTATAGTTATCGCCACCCGGTCCGTTGCTGCTAGCACTATAGTTAGGGCTAACACCTTGCTGACCTAAAGCCGTAACTCGAAAATTTAGGTTATCTCTACCTGATGTCAGGGTTGTGCCACCACTATTTTTAACATGTACTATGTTTTCTGTAGATCCATAACTAGACTTAGCTGTAACAGCATATACTTCTGTACCTATACCGGGGCAATGACCTGAGCCATCACTTTCGTCATAGCTGTTACCTGTAATCTTAACTTTAGTTGCTCTTTTTACAGTAGTGAGATTACCAGTAGCAGTACTATCATAAATATTAATACCATATTGACGTCCATTCTCTGTTCGTAGCAGCTCTATCATAGCACAATGAGCTTCTGGTCTGTCAGATGTAGTACCAGTCTCACCTATTAAAGTGTTAGAATTAGAACTATCACGATTAGTAACAAAGGTAGTGTCGTTGATAGTAAGGAATTGTAAGTTTTCTGGGTCACTTGTTGCTAAATAATTTTGTATTGCTGTTTGTCCACCAGTACCATAAGCTATTGTCTGTGCAGCTCCAGCGTTATCACCGCTTGCTTTCCATACTTTAAGTGCTCCTGATGAATCTACTTGTCCAACATAAGCACCTTCGTCTTCATCACGAAAGTAGTGAAACCAAGATCCTCCACTCGCTACACTAGCTAATGGTGTTGTACCTACTCTAGCTGCACCCGGTCTTTTAAATAAACCATAGGTTACGTCAGGTATCGCGTTAACTATATCTCTTACCTGACCTTGAAATTTTAGATGATCTGGCTGTTCAGATATACCTTGGTTAAAACTAGCTATAGTTTGTGTTATGCCTGCCATTATCTTGGTAAGTTCCTCCATGGTTCGTATGTGGTATACACAGTATCTTCTGGGAATCCAAACATACTATGATTACCTTGATTACATTCGTACTCCATAAGGCTAGCTCGACTTAAACCTTCTTGTGAGCTTAAAAGTTGTACGAGTTGTGGATTAGCTACAAGTTGAGTAGCTGCCATTCTAGATGCTCTGTAAGTTATATGCCTTCTAAAGACTGGTGGTAAATCTTCAAACTCATATATTCTTGTAACATCTAATACGAATTTTTCTACGTCAGGAAATTCATCTGTATGAGTTTGTTTATCATACAAGAATCCTCCACGTCTGACGAAATTATATGTTCTACTTCTCCAATTATCATGTAGATCTATCTTAACTACATTTGCTGGAATAGTAACTTTGTTAGTAGTAGAATCTACTTGAAATTCTACATGACTCTCTTTATTAAAATGCCAGCCTTCTGACTGTACGTCTATACTAGCATCTTTTAATAAATTATATATAAATTGTATCTCTGGGTTTGCGTTTGTAATCGCCCCGGTCACGGGATCCTTTAACTGTGTTATCGGAGCCTGTCCGATAGCTCCCAGTATTGAATTTACTGCGGATAGTTCGGTATCGAGGTCAATAGTTGTGGAAGCCATAATAAAAAAAAGGGGAGCCGAAGCTCCCGTATAAAAAATAAAAATTTAGAAAGCAGCAGTGGCTCCTGAGTTAACAGCAGCACCGGCTACTAATTCTACAGCAGCAGCTGGGTTTAATGGAGCTACTCCCATTGCGAGTCTTCCTAAGATTACGTCGCCTTGGTAGATAACTGACACGTCGCCAGATGTTACTTGAACTTGTGGTCCGATTGCTTCTACACAACCAACAGCTTCTTTCTGGAATATTAATCCACAGCTGTTAACGAATTTAGCAGCTTCACCATAATCATTTACAGTTCTTTGCCCTTCGTTAGCAGAAGCGTTAGCAGTAGGAACAGAAATCTCTTGCTGATCTCCCATGCCTTCAGACACGAAGTCACCTGTATTTGTTGGAGAGGTGACACCGGGGTTTGTAGCACCAGCGTTTCCATAAATCGTACCGAACTGTCCAAAGAATGGAATGTTCATTGACTTATAGATTCTGATACCAGCAATCTCAAGGATACCATTACCTGATTGTAATGCGTCACCTTGCTCATCTCTATTGATGAGGTATGCACCGGAACCTGATCCACCAACACCTTGTATTAATTCGTAATACTGTCTTGGGTTCAATACAGCTACACGTCCTTCACCACTTACTCCTTTTTCATCAAGAGCAGCAGCAGCGTCATAGAACGCATTAACTAGAAGAGTTGGGTCATATGCGTTTGAAGCATTACCTGTACCGACTCTGATCTGTGTTCCGCCGGGCTCTTGGAAGTTAGTCTTAGTGATAGGACTAGCTTGTCTAGCAGCCTTAGTAACAGCTCTGAAGATACGTCTGTCATAGTTTTCTGCTAGTGCATATCCGATCTTACGAGAAATTTCTCCTCTTAAGTCGTAATGTGCAAGTGTTTCGTCCAACTCATATACGAAAGCTGAACTGATTAAGAGGTCATCACACTCGATTGTTACCTCTGCTACTGGAGGTGCACCATCGGTGTTACCTAGTATGTTGTTTCCGGGAATATGGAACTCACTCTTTGTTCTTCCTGTGAAGATGAACTGCATTGAGCGTCCATTTTTAAGGGTTCTCTTTGTTACAAGATCTCTAGCGATTGTGTTACGCTGGAAGCCTTTGAACAATTCTCCGGAAAACAATTTTAAATATAAATTACGGCGAGCAGCGGTTGTTGTTGCTGCACCGTTATTGGCACCCGACCACGTTAGATTTGAAGGGTCGTTTCCACTTTGCTGTGCTACAGCCATTGTTTTCAGTTAAAATTAAAGGTTTATATTTCTTTGTACAAATTTTTCTCGAGATTTTTTGTGGTCTATCCCACCGTCTAGACGGCTCAAGGTGTCTCCGTAGAGGCTTGTGCCAATTAGGAAGAGGTCCGACTCTGAGGTGTCTCTTCCCGCATGTGATAAAGTACATGCGACCATTCAATGAAGGTGAAAAGAGCCGCAATCGAAATGATTGCAGCCCATAATGATTTATTCATTAATGAGAAGGTACCTCTAATTGAGGATCTTCTTTTATTTTTCCTGTAAGAGCTTCTTCTAATGATTGAAACTCTTCAGCCTCGGGCTTTTTCTTTTCCTCAAGTCTGTATGAGGTAACAAAAGCACGATTATTTGAGCTTTGTTGTGCCATTACTTAACAATTTTAGTGTATGCAATACCACGGTAAACGTAAGTTACTGTCATAGCTTCCTCCGATACCAAGCCCCCGTTCCATGACTTGATTACATGCGTCCATAAAATGGATGAACGGACGTGATATTACGCAAGTGTTGGTGCTGAAATTATCTCTCCAGCTAAGTCTAATGGGAAGTTGTGAGCATTACGTTCGTGCATCACTTCAAACCCAAGGTTTTGTCTGTTTACTATGTCAGCCCATGTAGGGATAACTTTTCCATTAGCATCAACAACGGACTGGTTAAAGTTAAAACCGTTGAGGTTGAAAGCCATTGTACAGACTCCCATAGAGGTAAGCCATATGCCAACGACGGGCCAAGTAGCGAGAAAAAAATGTAAACTGCGACTATTGTTAAAAGAAGCATATTGAAATATTAATCTACCGAAGTAGCCATGAGCTGCAACGATGTTATAGGTTTCATTTTCTTGACCAAACTTGTAGCCATAGTTCTGCGATACATCATCAGTTGTTTCCTTGATAATTGAGGAAGTAACCAGACTTCCGTGCATAGCAGCGAAAAGAGCTCCACCGAATACCCCAGCAACACCGAGCATATGGAACGGGTGCATAAGGATATTGTGTTCTGCTTGGAATACGAACATGAAGTTAAAAGTACCAGAAATACCAAGAGGCATACCATCACTGAAACTCCCCTGTCCGAAAGGGTAAACTAAAAATACAGCTGCGGCTGCTGAGAGTGGAGCTGTGTATGCCACAAATATCCACGGTCTCATTCCGAGTCTGTATGATAGTTCCCATTGCCTTCCTGCGTAGGCGGCGACACCTATCAAAAAATGAAAGACAATAAGTTGATATGGTCCACCATTATATAGCCATTCGTCTAGGCTACCAGCTTCCCATATAGGGTAGAAGTGTAATCCGATTGCATTAGAGCTCGGAACCACAGCTCCTGATATTATGTTGTTCCCAT